ATAAGATTATCATGAAAACACCCGTAAGAGACGATCTCGGGAACTACTTTTTAACGAAAGAAACGAGTTCGGGGAACTTTGGCGAAAAGTTATACGTCCACTTAGCCGATACACCGTATTATGCCGACGGACCAAAGGTTGAGCCCATTGCACACAAAGACATGTTATTTACACGCATGGAAGATTTGGGGTTTACTTTAACACTATGGGAAGATCTTAAAGGAAACCCGGTTTCGGATCTGTATAGTAAATTTTGTTTCGTGTTTAGGAAATGATTAGTTTCTATTAGTACGTCTACTCTGAGCAGCATTACCCGCTTTTTTTCGTATCGTGTTCGGTGAGTTTGGCTTGTTTGGTGTTTTTGGCTTGTTTGGTGTTTTTGGCTTGTTTGGTGTTTTTGGCTTGTTTGGTGTTTTTGGTTTTACAAACTTGACGAACGTTAAATTTCTTCTAAATAATGGTTGTCGTGTAAATGGATTTGAAACGATTTTTGTGTTTGGACTAAGACTGTATAAAGTCTTAATATTAGTGATATTAGTAGATGGGTTTTTCGTTTTTATCCAGTTTAGAAGTGATTTTTCAGTTAAGTACTTATTGTATCCGAGGTTTAAGGCATTATTACCGACACTGAAATTATACCCAGATATAGGATCGTTACGTTTAGTGTTTAGGGGTACGTTTTTTCTTGGAATTAGAATTTTAGTACTTGAATTCTTAAAAATTTTTAAACCGCTACGATAAAGACTACTGTTTATATATTTAAGGTTTGGGTTATTTTCCAAATAAAGATACTCTAACTTTTTAAGGTTACCGATTGATTCTGGTAACGATGTTAAATTATTACGTCTCAAAGAAAGATACTCTAACTTTTTAAGGTTACCGATTGATTCTGGTAAAGATGTTAATTTATTATACCCCAAATAAAGATACTTTAAGTTTTTAAGGTTACCGATTGATTCTGGTAAAGATGTTAACTTATTATCGCCCAAACCAAGATCATTTAAGTTTGTAAGTTTACCGATTGATTCTGGTAAAGATGTTAATTTATTATACCCCAAATAAAGATACTTTAAGTTTGTAAGTTTACCGATTTGTGGTGGTAACTGTTCTAATTTATTATTAGCCAAAAAAAGTGTCTCTAAGTTTTTAAGGTTACTGATTTCTGGTGGTAAAGATGTTAAATTATTAACACTCAAATTAAGTTCTCGAATATCTAATCTAGTGACACCTAGTGCCCTGAGAGAATTGGGGACGTTACTGTTACTACTCATATACCTTTACCTGTTATTATTATTTCTATTAGTACGTCTACTCTGAGCAGCGTTACCCGTTTTTTGCTTTTTAGTAGGTGGTTTGTTGTTATTATTTCTATTAGTACGTCTACTCTGAGCGGCGTTACCCGTTTTTTGCTTTTTAGTAGGTGGTTTGTTGTTATTTATTTTAGTCTTGTTTAATTTGTTTGTTATGTTATTTATTTTAGTCTTCGAGAGACTGTTTGGTGATTTTGGTTTTACAAACTTGACGAACGTTAAGTTTTTTCTAAATAATGGTTGTTGTGTAAATGGATCTGAAACGATTTTTGTGTTTGGACTAAGACTGTATAAAGTCTTAATATTAGTGATATTAGTAGATGGGTTTTTCGTTTTTATCCAGTTTAGAAGTGATTTTTCAGTTAAGTACTTATTGTATCCGAGGTTTAAGGCATTATTACCGACACTGAAATTATACCCAGATATAGGATCGTTACGTTTAGTGTTTAGGGGTACGTTTTTTCTTATTATTTGAATCGGTGGATAAAGTTTAGTACTAAAATTCTTTGTAATAACTAAACCTTCGCGATAAAGACTCCTGTTTATATATTTAAGGTTTGGGTTATTTTCCAATTTAAGTTCATCTAACTTTTTAAGGTTACCGATTGATTCTGGTAAAGATGTTAATTTATTATTAGTCAAATCAAGTTCCATTAATTTTGTAAGGTTACCGATTTGTGATGGTAAAGATGTTAAGTTATTATCATTTAATCTAAGTACCATTAATTTTGTAAGGTTACCTATTGATTCTGGTAAAGATGTTAATTTACTATGATACAAACTAAGGTACTCTAATTTTTTAAGGTTACCTATTGATTCTGGTAAAGATGTTAAGTTATTATAACTCAAATTAAGTTCCTTTAAGTTTTTAAGGTTACCGATTTCTGGTGGTAAAGATGTTAAGTTATTATAATACAAATCAACTCTCTTTAAGTTTTTAAGGTTACCTATTGATTCTGGTAAAGATGTTAATTTATTCTCACACAAAGAAAGATACTCTAACTCTTTAAGGTTACCTATTGATTCTGGTAAAGATGTTAATCTATTATTACTCAAATCAACTCTCTTTAAGTTTTTAAGGTTAACGATTTCTGGTGGTAAAGATGTTAAGTTATTATACCACAAATCAAGATTATTTAAGTTTTTAAGGTTACCGATTTCTGGTGGTAAAGATGTTAAATTATTACGATCCAATCTAAGTTCCTTTAATTTTTTAAGTTTACCGATTTCTGGTGGTAAAGATGTTAATCTATTCCTACTCAAATCAAGAATTACAATGTCTAATCTTCTGACACCGAGTGCCCTGAGAGAATTGGGGACGTTATTGTTATTACTCATATACCTTTACCCAATTTTTTTTTGTTCCTCTATGGTAAGTAAGTAATATAGGATGTTACTCGTAATACTCCTCGTACTAATAAACGCGTTTTTGTTTATCAATACACGCGAACCCGAAAAACTCACAGAGGTTCGCGAAAAGTATAGAATACTCAGGGAACACATAGAAAAAACCAATAACGAAGATTTCAAAATGTTGTGTAAAGAAATCCCGATCACCGCGCATCACCGGTTAAACGGGTCTATTGGGTATAACGTGAATAAGGGTAACGATATAGGTATATGTATAGACGGTGAACCTAACGAAATATTTCACGTACTTTTACACGAACTCGCGCACTGTACCGTCGTCGAGTATTCACATAGTAAAGAGTTTTGGGATAAGTTCGATAAACTTAGATCGATATGCGTTTCTATTGGAATCTACCAGGAAATACCACAACGAACCGAATTCTGTGGTAAACATATTCAGGATAAATAAATAATATTTATTATTAATAAAATGGAATCAGTCTCCGATTTAATGAAAATGTATGTTTTGCTTAACTGTTTACTCGCAACAATAAGTGCGCCTCTTTTAACGAATAATCAGTGGGTAAACATGGGTTTGCTCGTCGTTATACTACCATCAATTTTGTGTGCGTTACCGAGAGGCGGTAATCTATTTGGACGTTTAGCTCTAGACGCACCATTCTTAGTAGTTTCAACTTTAGTAGGTATGGGTATAGTTGCGGGTATTTCTCAAATAAACGAACGCATCGAAAAAGATTTTAAAGATTACGGTAAAACTACGAAGAGTACTGGTACTGTTCTAGGACTTCGCGCAGTTGGATTACTGTTCGGATTTCTCATTTCGTACTTCTTATTCGGAAAGAGAATGTATAAACACTATAATGCTATTTAAGCGTATCTTCTTGCTATATAAAAAGCAATAGCCGCGACTAAACCAGTTGAGGCTAAACCAACGGCACTTCGGTGTCCTTGGTCGTTCAAAAACGATGGGACGAAGTTTGCAAGTTTTTCCTGAACTGGCTTACTAATTGCCGCCGCAGCACACACCGCAACGATGAGTGCTTCGAACTGGTCGTCAGTAAGGTTGAATGGATTTTTAGATTCCGCTTGTTTCTTTTCTTGGGTTTGTTGCGTAACCGGTTGTTGTGCCATCATCATCGGCGTTTGCATTTGCATTTGCGTCATGCGTGGGTCTTGAGACATCATTGGTGGTTCCAGTGGGTCTTCAGCGTGTCCCATAACATCTGAAATTGGAGTCGAGTCCATCGTTTGTTTATTTTCAATATTTTTTTCGGGTGGATTATTCGGCACAAAGTGTGTCGACTGATTATTATTTAACGATACCATACCGTCACCAGTGTCAGATAAATTCATAGTTCTAACGTCCGTCATTTATGTAGTCATAGGTTTTTGAGATATGTCATTGACGCATTATTCGCCTGAGTGTAAAACATATCTCGGGTACATACCCAAAAATGTATTTAAAACCCTAGGTAAAACATCCTTTTTTTCACATTCGGGTATAGAATCGTTAAAATATATACGTTTGGAATCGTGGCATACATTTATGTACATATAGTAACCACCACCTGATGAAAGTTCGTTAAATTTTGCGTATGGATAGACCATTCTCGAACTGCATATTCTTCTGATAAAGTTCATTATTTATTATATTACTTTGTTTTTGTAATTTTAAGCTTTGTTTTCTTTGTTGCATTTTTAGCATCTGCTTCCTTTTGATCTAAATATTTGGGATTGTACATCTTTTTATGAAGTTTCCATAGATCAGGGCTACCAACTTTAAAATTTTTCCTAAGTGTGGCTTTGTACCAGAATACACAATCCTCTATTTTATTACTCTTCGACGTATTATCTAACACTAAACATTCGTAGTTTTCCGTACACGCATCCATAACTTTATTAAACATATCAAAACTCGGAAAAATACCAAAAAATGATTTATATATTTTTTCTCTATTCTGAATGATGTTTTCTCTCAAAACAAACACGTAATCGACGTTTGCCCTGAGTGCTGGTGGTAAATCCATGACGTATTGCATGGTAAGCATGAAAAATATGTTATAGTGTCGCCCGTTCATAAAACATTGGCGAATACACGTATCTTTCAAAAATTTACTATCGTACATACAGTCATCTAAAAGCATGAATGTACCGTTATTTCTACTTTTACCTTTTGTACCAACTAGTTTTCTCTGTCTCGAAATAACTCGCTCTATAGCATCTCTATCGTAATCACCGTATACGAATAAATCTGGTATAAATTCACCGTAAAAATGGTTACCTTCTTCCGTACCAGAAAGTACAACACCCGCTGGTATATGCTTTTTGTAATACATGATATCCTTGACCAATGTAGATTTACCCGTGTTACGTTTACCAATAAACACACACACCCGATCGTCTGTCATTTTTTCGGGTCTGAATTTCTTCAGTTGAAGGTTCATTCTACAGTACTGTCTCGTTTTATTTCATAAAATTTTACTCACGTAAAGTAAGAATGGCTGGTCGAATAAACCTTGCTGTCACGGGTATTCAGGACCAATGGCTTACTGGTGATCCCGAATTTTCGTATTTCCTGATGAATTTTAAACGACACACGAAATTTTCAATAGAGGCTATAGAAACACCGTTTGATGGTGATGTCGATTACGACGCAACCGTAGAGTGTCGTATTCCCAAAAATAAAGGGGATCTCGTACGAAGTATGATGCTTAAATTCACTTTACCACAACCATCCGGTACGGCATCGTCTGGATACGATATAAGATACAGGAAATCTATAGGTGCTCAAATCATAGAGTATGCAGACCTTTTGATTGGTGGTCAAACTATTGAACGTATAACGGGTGATTATATCTACATGTATGATCAAATACATAACAACAAAGATGATATAGACCAAACACTTTATTTCTTAACGGGGCATGATAATTATATAGCGGTTTCATACGATTGGGATTATAACGTCCTTTTACCGTTTTATTTTTTCAGACACCCAAGTTTAGCTATACCCGTATGTGCACTTACGAAACAACTCGTCGAAGTACGCATAAAGTTTAAGAAACTCGAAGACGTTGTTATTCAGTATAAAACCGATACGGATATCATCGATCCACCCACTGATGTTTCTTCTTCTATTAAAAAAGTATCACTCGTCACTGATTTCTTTTTCGTTACGGAAGATGAAAAGAACTTCTTACTTACCCGTCCTATAGAATATGTCATCACACAACTCCAAATGTCACAGTTTAAGTTTAAAGCAGGTGAAACTAAAAAAGCGGGTATGCTCAATTTTAAAAATCCTGTCAGGGAACTGTTCTTCTTGGCAGTGAGTGACGACGTTCATAAACTCAACCCAATAAAACACGTTACCATGAAATTTAACAATAACACGATAATAGACGCCGATAATTTAATGTTAAGTTACGAACAACCTTTGAAATATTATACGGGCGTTACCGAAAACAACTTTGGTGTGTATAGCTTTTCACTTAAACCTGAAACATATCATCCAACTGGACAGGTAAACATGAGTCGAATAGCTCATAATCTTATTGAAATTGAACTCGATTCACCAGACGCTAATTTTGGACACAAAGTATATGTATATGCAGTAAACTATAACGTGTTACGAATAAATAGCGGTCTCGGGGGTTTAAAATTTTAGTGCCTTATACTAGTAATGGCTGGACGTGTTCAGTTACAAACATCCGGACCACAGGACGCTTTTTTTACGGATAATCCAGAGTACACGTATTTTATAAAGAATTTTCAAAAACATACAAACTTTGCACCATTCTTTGTTGATTTAGATGTTGATGGTGAAATTGAATTTGGAAACACCATAAAGTGTACCATTCCCCAAAATCAAGGCGACCTTCTGAAAACCGTGAGTTTGAAAGTTGAATTAAGCGCTATAGATCAAAATTTAATTAACTCATTACACCAAAATACAACTGGTATAGGATACAACGAATCGATAGGTCACGCCATGATTGAATACGTCGAACTCGTCATAGGTGGTGAAGTTATACAACGCGTACCGAGTGATTTCTTAGCGATTTATTCGGATAACTACGTCACGCAGACGAAACAACATAATTTAGCCAAACTCGTGGGTAAACCACCTTTAGAGTTGTCAGGTACAGAAGCCATGACAACAACTATAGGGCATTATTTAGGAAACGCAACTTCAGATACTAAATATTTTATCGATATACCCTTTTACTTTTACAATAATCCTGAACTCGCGATACCACTCTGTGCCATAACACAACAAGAAATTGAAATTGTTATTAAATTAAGAGACGTCGATAAATGCATTCATTCGGTAAGATCAGATTCTTCATATGTTATGTATACAGGTCTCAAACCAAAAAACTTAATAAAAAGTGCTAAAATCACACTGGAAATGGTTTCTTTGGATGAAGAGGAAAAACAAAAGTTAAATAACCAGAAAATAGACTATATAATAACACAATTACAGGAAAATAATTTTCAAATTGAACAAAGTACAGACACGAATCCCGTAAGTTATAGTTATAAATTAAATCTAAAAAATCCTATAAAAGAACTCTATTTTTTAATACAAAGCAAAAGAAAAGGTGTCAATAGTTTTTTTACAACACCTTTTGACTATGATAATTCTAACCAAATACTAGATTCAATATATTTATCACACGAACATCTTAAAAGTGTAGAACTTAAACTTGACGATTTAGAAATATTAAACGACAAAACGGGTAGTATTATTAACTTACGCGCGGTACAAAGTGGTATACATCATTCAAGAACGCAATTGTTCAGAAGATACTACTCGTATAGTTTTGCACTCGAACCCGAACGGTGGTACCCTACAGGCCAAAGAAACTTTAGCTTAGTAAAAGAACAAATACTCAAAGTTACTATGAATAGCGAAGAAGAATCGGAAAGGGAACTTAGAGTTTTGGCACTTAGTTATAATATACTCCGTGTTGAAAACGGTATCGCTAAAACACTGTTTAATGCATAATGAATCAACAAGAAAAAGACGCAAACATAAACTTAATAGAACAAATACAGGAATCTGCTATTAACATTATCCAACCCGTATTCGAAAAGTCCATGATACTTGCAGCAGAATACGCAAAAGCGTGTGGACGTACTATTGTACTCGCAGAAGATATGGAATATGCCATGAAATATTGTGCCATGAACGAAGTTGGTAAGAAAATGGGATCACATTTCCCGGACATAGACGAAGAAGAATATTCAGATGAAGAATTCGAAGATGACGAAGACGTTCCTTTTACGCGATATTCAGGTAGAGAATACAAATTCGTTAAAATGAACATGGCATATGATAATTGGAATACATGGGAACCCAAAAATCCGTCAGAACGGATGTTAAAAAATGCCATAGATAGTAATGAACACATCAGATCCAGAGGGATGGACGACGACTTCTGAATATTTTAAAATATACGGTGATGAAAGTTCTAATTCCGAAACAGATACGGAATCGGATACGGAATCGGATATAGAATCTATAAATGTTGGTATGCTCAAGGGGTATCTAAAACCACAATACTACAAAAAGATTTTAGTCGAAGAAGAATTACTCCCAGATTAAAATCTCAGGATACTATATAAAAATGTCTACTGCTGCTGAAACTGTTACACTCGTCACGCGCGAACTCGAGTCGCAATCCCTGAACGCGATCGTCGCCGGTTTTTCATTCGCGGCCGCCCTTTCGTGGATGGATTTGGTAAGATGGTTGGTTAACCAAGTTGTAAAGGTTAACAAGAACGGTGGTATGAACTACACGCTCACTGCTTTGTTCACGACTCTCTTGTCTATCTTGGTCTACGTCGGTATCTCTCGTGTTTCCACGCGTGTCCAAAAGCCAGCGCAACCAATCTTCGCGGTTACTCGATAAGCTTTGGTTTTTTCATAACCAGTAATAAAAATAATCCGGTTGCGACTATCATGAATATAGATATAAACGCATCCCATCTATGCGGATCCTCTAATTCGGGGATACTCATAGGTGGTGGAAGAGAAAAGTCTCTTTCCAAATTAGTCACGTTCTCGAGTTTATCAGTAGAACACGTTACAGCAAGTTTAAGTATATGGTTCGCGTTTCTAAAATCATAGGGTATTAATCGGTTATTGCTACTATAATAAAACTGTACCCTTAAACTCGATATCGTTTTTTGTGACCCAGAATCAAAATTGTGTTCAACCGTATCATCGACACCCGAATAATTGATCACGTCACCGCACAAAAGTATACGTCCTGTATAAAAAGGTATTTCAGAAAACACGGTTTTGTTAAATTCGTCGGAGCCACTACTCAGTTTAACAATAATCGCATCCGCACCTTGTAAATTAATGCTCCCCGTTTCGAGCGTTGTTCCAGAGGAGGCTACGTTACTTGCTGGTAAACCTAAAATATCGTGTGGTGTCGTGTACCCACTCGAGCCAGTCGCGTACCCATTCGTACCCCCGTAAAACTCAAACGTAAAAGGTGCACTACCCGTAAACGTTATGGCATTCGTTTCCTTATCAAATATAGCAGATGTAATATCAGATGAAGCCGATACAATAGCTTGTGCCAAATCTTGACCACTATAGTTTCCTATTGGTATGGTGACTGGTGTACCATTTATATCAAACTGGTTATTTCTATCGTGTATGAGGTACTGACTATTGTGTATACGTGCAGAAATGAGCGATATTTTTGTCACGTCATAAATGGGATTTTTTAAGTGGACGACGTAATCACCTGGGTTTGGGTACAGAACAGGATCGCGTTCGCTACTGTCTATATCTAAGGTATGTACCTTCATTAAAATATATGAACAATATTTTAATGAGTGTATATCACGATTCAACAACTATTTATTTAATTACGAGAGACTGTGAACCAGTGGATTATTTGCGAGCTGTCTTTTAGCCACATCTAAGCTTGTACTCGATGCATTTGGATTATAGTGACCCTTGTATGCATTTAATTTATGGTAATCATTGTTTCTATATTGTTGCGTCCATGCACCATCCGCGGCGTTTACTCTTCCGTCAATTCGTGTTGTATCCGAACGAACACTCGTGACCATACCACCTTGGTTAAGAGCATCGGCGCGAACATTCATTCTCCCTGGACCAGCCATACGGTTCGCTTTACCACGACGGTCATCTGGTCTGAACCCATATTTCATGAGTTCTTCAACGGTGTGTTGCGTACCATACGTCCTCTTCTCACCAATTTTGCTCGCTGGTGAACTCAAATACCCACCAACAAAACTACTTATACCCGGTGCAGGTTGGTTATTGTACTGATACTGCTCCAAGTTACCATCCTTCTTGTTACGCGTCGGTTCTTGTGCGCGTGTAAGCGCAGAAACCGTCCTCTTTGCACTCGCGTACCCCAAAGTATCTGTACGTAACCCGGTTTCGGATCTATTCGTAGTTCTCTTCGTTCGCTCGTGTTCAGCTCTTGGTGTTCTACCACCCATACCTTGTGCTCTACCTGGTACTGGTGGAAGTCTACCTTGAAGAAAAGCGGTCTTTTCCGGTCTGTTGTGTGAAACTTCACCAATAATACCTCGTCGACCACCTTTGGAATCGTAAGCTGGACCAGATCTACCCGGCAAAGTTGTTAAACGGTATGCACCGACATTTTCTGGGTTAACACGGAACAGCTGTTGATGACCACCAAATGCAGGTACATCCGGACCAACACCTAAACCTGGACCAACGAGTTGTTTCTCAACTGGTGAAAGATTATTCATTCTACCCGCGTCGTACATTCGGTTTCGCATATCCAGTATTTCACCTCCGGAAGATCTACGTTGTGGTGCAATTTCAGCAAACGAACCCATTTCTTCCTTGGACGTATACGATGGTTCAACCAATGGTGATAAAGGACCTAAATAATCAGATTCTATGGTGATATCTCTGTTTGCAAATTCGGAAGAGACTTCCTGTTCTTGAATAGGGTTACCTTCTACTGTATACATTTCATTTGGACGACTTAATTTTCGACCAGCATAAACTAAACCGGCTATAGCCAATATTGAGATGGGATCAGCCATTCTTATTTCTTATTAAGATTTTTATTGAGGTATCTTTGCTGAAACAAACCATTTTGTGTTTCTGCTCGTGTACTCATGGGTTCGTATGTTTGTGTTCGAAGTGGAACTTTACATTCGACGTTTTGGAGTGGGTGGAAATTTCTTTCGTACGTTTTTGCCAAGACCTTGTTAAATCGGGACGTGGATTGGGGTCTGAGTTGATCGGAAGTTTCTATGTATTGCGCTGGTGCACCTTTACCCGCCATGTACGGCGCAGTTCCATACAACATCGTGTTTGGGCGACTTGAACCGTAATTCAGGGTACTGGGCTGGGGATACACAAAAACTTCTTCAGTTGCACACACGGGTGGAACCGCGTGATCTTGTACAACTTTCATGCCTGGTTGGAGTTGATACGCCATTTATTATTACAAAATATTTTGTTTAAGCAAATCGAGTATCTACTTTACTTTATTTAATTTATATGATTTAGTTTCTCACGTCCCCGTTTGGTGCTAAACCGGAAAAGGCTTCGAGTTGTACGCCTCTTGCATCTGGATCACATAATCTTGGGTCTTGTCTACACGTGTTTTGTCTCTTACCGTGAATAAACTCGTAATAAGGGGTATTACCAATAGAAGTATCTGGCATACTTATGAATTGTCTAGATAAGGCATTTTTCTGGTATTCTGGCATAGACGAACGAGAACGCGCTGGACCATAGTTTATACCTTCAGTTATGTAATCATTCACGGGCTTTCTCACGGTAGGGTAATAACACGATTGTGGCCTATCTGGTCTGTCTACGTAGTCTGACATGAGCACGTTACCCATTGGATTATCTCTCGTAGGAACGAGACACTCTTTACCAATGTTATTATATGCCGTAGTTGGTCTAATAGAATTATCCTTTACCATATTGGATTTTTCCATTATATAAAGAACACCGAGTGCAGTAGCACCCAAAACGAAAATACGAGGATCTCTGTTTATGAGATAGACTATACATGTCGCATAAATGATAAAACGTGCCGATGCATTAACACGTTCTGCTGAAGATTGTGTTTTTGACGGCCAAAATTCAAGGACTTTATCTGTACGAATCAATTGTTTTGGATCTTCAAACCAAGATGTCATTTATATATATTGACTTTATTTTTTCAACATACCACCTAACATGCCTTGCATGGTTTTCATGAGTGCACTTTCATCTAATTCCGAACCGTCGTCTTTCATTTTGTCTGCGCACTGTTTAGCTACATTTTCAATCATGGAAAGTGTGTCTTCTGGAATAGAACTGATAGTTGTACCGAGCATGTACAAAGTTTGAACATACTGCCAAATAGCATCTTTTGTGTTTTGTGAACACGAGGACCAGTGCTTTTCGAGATTTACATCTTTCATGAAATCCAAGTTTTTAGATTCGTTTATGAAAAAGGTATCGTCTTTAGCGGAAATTTTATCCGCGAACGGCGTAACGCTTGCCATAAATCCATCAACTACTAACCGGGGGTTCGTCTCTTTCATTAAATCGAAAGCCGATAAGCATTTCTTCAAGCCTTTTTCTTCTGGAAATGTCTTGTGTAATTCCACAAGAAATTGGCCCATCATTTCGTTAAATGCAGATACAGATGTCATTTTTATACTGTAAGTGTGTATTATATCTTTAAGTAAATAAAATTAAAAAGGTTCAGTTGATATAGTTTCCTTCTTACCTAAACCATTCGTAACAATAAAAAATACTAAAATTGCGTTGAGTGCGGCTGGTTTCGCGTATGCACTCACGGGAAGCTTACCTTCGTTATTTAATCTCGCTTTAAAGTGTATGTACCCAGCTGTTAGTAAAGCGGCAATTATACCGGCCCACGCGGGATCTCTCAAATAGTCTTCAAACTCCATTTATCTAATAGTAGCCAACTTTTTTTGCGCGAGTTTCAGATGCGTCTGGAAACAAAACCCCTTCTTCCTCTCTTTCTTGTACTGGAGGAGGAGCGGTATTTATAGTCCTGAACTCGTTATCTAAAGGTGACGTTCGTGGTTGTTGTGGTTCTTCTTCCATTGGTTGTGGTTGTGGTTCTTCTTCCATTGGTTGTTGTGGTTCTTCTTCTCCCTCCATTGGCTGTTCGAACGGTTCTTCTGAAGTTTCTTCCATACCTTCTTCACCTTCTTCGAGAATGTCCGGATCTTCCGAATCGCCAACTTCGGCTTCACCTACATCCAAATCTTGACCTTCTTGTGTCTGAGACATGTATGTTTGTAAAATTTGTTGAACAGGTATGAGTTCCTTTATGGAAGTTTCTATACACGCGGAAAACCTTTCGTATAATTTATCATTTCTCGCGTGTTCGTTTTGGTTTTCGTGATAAATGTACGGATCCTGGTACAAATCTTTAGCGACGTTGTTATAACACGTCTGAATAAACACTTCGTTCGTGGGAAGTTTGAGTGAAATTTTCTTATTATCTTTGTTCAAACGAACAGCTGATAAAATTTTAACACAACTTACGAATACCGCGGCTAATAAGTCATTAAACCACGCACACCGGTTCGTTATATTATCCGTGTGCTGTTTTGACATAGCATCACTCCAATTTGGAACTTCTTTTAAAAGTTTTTGATACATGACAAGAACTTTGCGACCTTTAGAAAGTTTATACGCTTCTTCGTATAAGTTCTCGAAGGTTTCAATCATGACTGGGCACATGAGTAAACACAATTGACCAACGTATTCGCGTCGCGCTTCTACTAATATATTTAATGGATCACTCATATTTGTGATTAATTGGGTTTTTTTATAAACTCGTATCACGCGTTTCGCCTGTATTTATTCGCGGCCTTTTTAAGGTTTACAAAAGATGGGAATTCTCCTAAATCTTCTGTATCTTCGTGCTGAACATTTTTAATAGATTTTTTGGGTTTCCATGAAATACAGAGTTCGTATTCACCTATTTGTTGTACAGTAAACCCACCTATTTCAAATTGACGTTTTATATACTGTAACGCCTTTACTCTGTTAAAGTGTGGGTGTCCCATGACAAACGAAGGAATCTGACAAAACAAGTATTTGTGTCCTAATTCAACGGATTGTCTTATCTTTTTTGATACCTGTTCGTATATTTTGACATACGTCTCTTTTTTTAATCGATTCCTTTTTTCAGTTATACGTGATATTTCATCAATACTGATCATTACATTTTATTGAGAACTTTTAAATACGAATTTTACCGTACATACTTTGTGGTTCTGGTATAACCTTTTCTATAAAATTTTTACTTTTTATGATATCTATTTCACTTTGTCTGACATTCGTGTAATCTTCAAACTCTCTTCCTTTTATAGACGTTTGATAAATACTTGGGTCCGATGGTGGACTGTAATCTATAGGCTGTGTCGCCAAACTTAAAACGGTCGCCTTGCCGTCAATAATTCGTATATCCGACGTAACAGCAAACCCTAAAGCAAACCCCTTATGTTTAACCGCTATGAACATACATCTGTATAGTTCCTGGTTTGTTTCTTTGTGTACGTATTTTTTTACTAAGGTAGTTTCTATAATGTACGTACAAAGACCCGTTCTTTTTGATATTTCTTTATTTGTCGCGAATACCATTTCTTGCATGAGATCATTCGTGACTTCAACATCTTTATCGTATTCAATATATTCGGTTAAATCAACAGTCGTATCTTTTATTACTATAGGTCCTATAGGTTTGGTGTATCCAGATAATCCAAAGGATTCAGTGAATTTTTCTGTCCTGGACATGCTTATGAGTACAATAAGTAGTAATAATATCAATACAAGCTTCATTATTTAATATTAAAGGTTATTTTTTTATTAATTATTAAATAATATTATACAAAAAAAGTATACCTAAAACATAGAGAGTTTTTAAAAAATGTCTGTCAATAAAAGTACCAACTACTTACAAAAAATAATTTTATTTCATTCACTTTTCACTTTTTGGAATTCGAATATATAATTATTTTTTTCAAGTGGTCGGGACTTTTTTTGACGGACATTTTATTTTTTTACTGTTTAATTTGTGTATAAAATGTTTTAAAAATAAAAGTATACCTAAAACATAGAGAGTTTTTAAAAAATGTCTGTCAATAAAAGTACCAACTACTTACAAAAAATAATTTTATTTCATTCACTTTTCACTTTTTGGAATTCGAATATATAATTATTTTT